TGAACCAATAGAAAGTTCAATCTCAACAACACAATCTTTCTGATTGATACTGTTTAGAAGTTGTGGCTTATTGATATTACGAAATGGTTTGCCAAACAATCCAAAGCACAACGCATCAAGCATTGTGCTCTTACCAGCACCATTCGTACCAACAATCAATGTGTTGGAACTTTGGTCCAGTTTTATTTCTGTAAAATAGTTACCTGTGCTTAGAAAGTTTTTGTAACGGATCGTCTTAAAATAAATCATTCAATAATTTCAGTGTTCAAGGACTCAACATATAATTCACGCATGAGATTCTTTAGTTTAGCAGAATCAACATTGATTGTCAACCCATCAATGTATTTTGATAGAATAGTCATGGTATCTTCTGCTTGATTTACCAACTCTTCATCATCTTCTACCATGTTGTCGGTGAAGTCTTCAACGATAGCAACATCGGCTACTTGTGCTTTATATAGGGCATCAACAACATAGTCAAACAGATATGCATTCTGTTTGTTCACTACTACTACTTTAACATATGTGTCTTTGTATTGTGTGAAGTCAAACTTCTTCCATTCTTCAAATGATTGTGTTGAATCATCGTAGTTAATCTTGTGGAAGATTTTGTTTGGATTTGCAACAAACTTCAAGTCACGATTGGAAGTATCAAACACATGAAAGCCACGAACATCACCATGGTCAGCCCAAGTGATTTCATATTGATTACCGAGATAGTAGATTGTACCATCAGTAGACTTGTGATGAAAGTGACCAGATAATACCATGTCAAACTTATCAAATACTTTTCTATCTAGTCCAGAGTGTGACACATTACCTCTGTCCATTTCAAAGCCAGCAATCTCAAAGTGACCGAACACAACTTGTGCTTTTGTGTTTCGCATTTCTTCTAATGATTGTTCATAGTTGCTGGAGTTAATCCATGGCACCATCAATACATCAAGACCATCATAGTTGTGTAAGTCTGGCTCTGTCAACACCTGAATGTTTTTGTAGTGGTCAAACAACTCATGCATGGCATTGATTTCGTTGGTGTTCTTAAATGTAACATCGTGGTTACCAACGATAACATCCATTGTGATACCTTCTTTTTCAAGCACATCAAAGAATCTTTTGCGCCACTGATTGAGAATCACATAGTTGATAAACTTCCGACGGTCAACAACATCACCCAAGTGAACGATGTGTTTAATGTTGTTCTCTTTCAAGTATGGAAAGAATGTGCCTTCCCAGAACTTGAAAAAGAATTCATTAAACAAAAGACTATCACCACGAGCACCAGCATGGGTGTCGTTAATCAAAGCAATCCTCATATTACCACTTATCTGTTTGTGCGGCTTTGATTGTCTCAGCCTCTTTCACACGCTTACGCAACTCGGTGGTAGAGAAACTGTGACGGCGTTTGTTGTAGTAGACTTCGATTGGTAGTTCTTTACCGGTGAAATGTTTCGATTCATATTCTTCGCCAATGATGCGAACATCAATGTCATATGACTGGAGAATGTCCAACAACTCTTTCTCTGTTGCATACACAACAACTTCATCCACATACTTGCAGGCATCAAGTTGAACGAAACGCTCAAACACAGATTGAACTGGTTTGTTCTTTTCTGCACGGTCAATCGTTGGATCAGTTTGTAATCCAACAATCAAATAATCACATTGCTCTTTGGCATCTTTCAACATCATAATGTGACCTGCGTGAAACAGGTCGAATGTTGAACATGTAAAACCAATTTTCATTCTAGTTCTCCATCTTCAGGTAGTATTGGGTCTTCAATTATATCATCCACCATGAACTTGTCAAGACCTTTTTCTTTAGTTTTCTTGGTAGACTTTTTCTTTTCTTTCCGCTTCTCTTCAAATGTCTGGATAAATTCCGAGATGTTGTCATACAAGACAAACTGTTTCATGTTACCATCAGCGTCTTCAAACATTTCACCTTCATCAAGGATACCAAACTGCTCTGTTGCTTTGTACTTCACATATAGTTGTTTCTTTTCTTTTTGGATTCTACGCAAGAAAGCAAAGTAAATGATTTGTGTGAAGTATGCGAATGGATTGGTAGACTTCGATGGATCAAAGTTTCTGAAGTACATGATACAGTTTTCAATACCATCACAAATCATTTCCTCACGGAATGAATATGAACCGAAGTTTGGTTTTCTGGCTAGATGGTTTGCAATCTTTAGAAAGCATTCGCCTATGTAATTTGGAATGATTGGTTCCTCTTTACCAGCGGCTTTCGCCGCTTCGCAAGCGGCTCTGTGGTCTATCAACGCTTGCAGAAAATCAGCGTTGTTCACATAATGTTTCACTTTACTCATATTATTACCTATTTTAGTGCTTGACAGTTTTTTTGGCCTGATGTATACTTCGGCTGTTGGGCTGTTCAATGTATTATTTTATTCTTTATATTAAACGATTCTTGCATCTTGTCAATGAACGCATCGTCTTCGGTGTAATCTTCTTCATCAGAATCGTATGACGATGCGCCAGCATCGTTCAATAGTGATTCATCAATCTGACTGCTATACTCAGCAACAATCTCATTAGATTCATCAACTGAATTTTTATAGTATTCAACTAATGCAGGCTTAGGTTCGATTACGGTAAGAATCTGATTCGCAAATATTTTAGCGCAATTAACATCAACAAGTTCAATAGGTAGCCATGGTTGCATGAGAACCATTGATTTGCCAACACTCAATCGTTTAAAGAAAAGTGTCATCGGATTATTCATTACAACAATATTACCTTCTTCTAAATGATAATCTGTGATAATATCCTCACCATCATTTAGTCTTAGAATTTTGATATTTTGGTTATGCATTTTTTAACTCTATGTTGTAAAATTTATACTTAAACTTTTCCTCTTCGTAGATTTTAACACGCTCAATGAAATGTTTCAAGGTAAAGTTGACATGTTTACCCACTTTGAAGTCATCTGCTATATCGAAAAGAACTGCCGATTCTTTATTTTCTCCTTTACGTAATACACGACCGATTGACTGGAGGTTCCGAACTCGTGACTTGGACGGAGAAGCGAAGATAACGTTGTGTAGATTTCTAATGTTAATACCAGTTGAAAAAGTACCATAACTAGCAATAATGATTGCATCAGATTCTTTCTCAGTAATAGCACGAACCTCTTCACGAACTTCCACATCAGTGTTGCCATATACGAAAAACACCTTTCTATTTTTCTTTTCTGCGTCTATCAGTCTCATTAGTTCCTTGCCATGTTTCTCAACATACTGGAATAGCACTAGGGTGTTGCCCTCTAATGATAAAGTCAAGTTTTTAATAAAATTATTTCTTGCACCGTTCTTTACTATATAGTCCATCTCTGCCTGATAGTCCCACTTTCTGCTTTCTTTACAGATGTGTTCGGGATACTTTAGAATCAAGCATTTAATTTTGAACTCAGCGAGTTGTTTGTCATCAATCAACTCTTTGGTGGTAGTAACTTTTAGTACTGCACCAAACAAACCTTCAAGCACAAGTTTATGTGTCTGTGTTCCATCAAGAGTACCAGTACAACCAATTCTATACTTGGTGTTTGTTAAACTACCCATAATTGTACCAAGAGACTTTGCTTTGAACTGATGTGCTTCATCACCAAGAACAAAGTCATATTGTTCAAAATACTCGGGTGGATTTTTGTAGATAGACTGCCATGTTGTGATAGTCAGAAACTTGTCTGTTGTTTTATCTTTACCTGCATATTGTTTATGGCAATGTTGTTCCGAATCATATCCATATGATTGAAAGTCGGAATACATTTGTTCCACCAAAGATGTTGTAGGTACAATCAACAAACCTTTATCACATTGCGTTTGAATGTATCGTAGAACCAAGTAAAGTATTAAAGATTTACCTGATGCAGTTGGTGAAAGTAATAGTGTTCGTCTGTTGCGAATAGCGTGTACAAACGAATCTACTTGATAGTTTCTTGGGTTGAATGGTAAACCTAGTGTGTTGATAAAGTCTACCGCTTCTTTAACAGAGAAGTCCTCAGTCAGTTGAACATCAGGTGCGTAGTTGATAGTGTAACCACGACCATCACAAAACGATTGTAGGTATGGAATCAATCCATAGTACATCGTATTGTTTCGTAAATCAAGTAAACGAATTTTTCCATCCCACAAGCGATTACGATACGCTGGTGTGAATTGGTAACCTGGCACATGAAATGTGAAGTAGTCAGATATCTCTTGTGCTGTGCTACGCTCACAATCTAATTTTATATACGCTTCGTTTACTTTACTTACTATTAAATCAGACACCTTGGATGAATCTTTCCCAATCAATATACGATTTCAATTGGAAGGTTCTGCTATGTAATTCTTTCATAATTAACTCACATGCATTCACAATTTCTTCGTGTAACATTCTTGCAGCCACAAACTTGTTTAAGTCTTCGTCTGCTTCCATATATGTAGCCAATTCTGATTTGATGGTGAATGGGAATGGATCCCATCCATATTTCTTCAGGTCATCATCACCCATTTTACCGGTGTAGTATTCCCATTTAATTTTACGCATACGAGCATACTTGAACTCAGCGTCTTTAATTAATAGTTTATGGTGTGATAGAATGCGTAGGTATTTGCTATGAAGTTTTGGTATATCAATCATAGCCTTACCAGGTTCTGTGCGGTCAATTTGGGAGTCTTTGTCCCATTCTGCCATTAATTCGTCAAGTTTTGTCATAATATAATTACCTCAGTTAAAAAAGTTTATCTATCGTATAGTAGGTAAACCTGAATGTTGCATCGGATGTTAATACATTCTCTGGTGTATCTTGTGATGCCAGCATGAATGATGCTAATGATGTTGGGAATACATCCACAAACTTCATACGATACAAAGGAGTATATGCTGATGAGTATATAGTCAATGTCGCATCAGAGAATTGTGGTTGCTGTGGATTACCAGTGTTTCGTGCTAGTCTTGGTAATTGTTGATACTGCTCAAAGTTTTCTGGAAAAGTCATCGCTTTAATCCAGTCGTGTATTTCAATCCATGAACGCATCTCTTCATCAATTGCAAATGTTACATTCAATGAATCATAGATTGCTTTTTCACCAGGAGAATATTTTTCAACAAATGAAGTCGGTACGGCAATCTCACTCAAAGAGATACCTGGTACAGATACGGCTTGACAAAAATACTGAATGTTTGGCACCCTGCTAAAAGTTAATTGAAACTTATTTGGGTGTAAAAAATTCTGATTTGTTGGTGTGTTTGATAGTGCAGTGGCGGTCATAATAGTATTTATATAAAAAAAGGGAACCATTTCTGGTTCCCTTTTAAGTACCTCTCTTAGTGGAGGCTTAGATTACATAATGTTTGTAATCTTGAATGCACGGTAGTACACGTTTGATGTTGGGTTAACAGCACCAGCACCTTGTGCAGTACCTTCTGCAAATGGGTTAGCAACAATACCGTAACGAGTCTTGAAGCCAATCTTTGGTTGGAATGTGTCTGTAGACACTGCACGAACCATTTGCAGTGGAACGTATGGGCAATAGAACAAACCAGCGTCATAAGCGTTAGAACCCTTATAACCAACAACAGCGAATTCGCTAGAAGCGGCTGTTGGGAAATATGGATCAATATACACTTTGATACGACCGAACAATGTACCAGCAAATGTGTTGCCTGTATCGTCAACAGTCAAGTTAACTTGGCTATTCAATGCTGATTGGTAGTCTAGAAGACCAGCCATTGCCAAAGCAGATGCTACGTCTGAAGAACAGATAAGCACGTTACCTTTACCACGGCGTGTCAACTTAGCGATTTGGTTAGCTTCACGTTCAATTTGGAATGCCAAACCTTTAACTTTTTCAACCATCCAACGACCGTTAGAGTCTGTATCCAAGTCAAATGTACCGACTGTTGTTGTACCAACTTTACAACCAACTTTAGCAGTTGTGTAGATTGTACGCAAAACTTCACGGTTAATTTCAGCCAAGATTTCAGATGACAAGATGTTTGCCAATTCTGTTTCAGCGTCTAGACCATGAACTGCTTTCAAGTCTTGTGCCAATTCCATTGAGTATTCAGCCTTCAAAGCACGTGTCTTTGCAGTAACTGTAACTTTCTCAATGCTGAAACCCATTTCTGTTGGTACCAAACCTTCAGCAACAGATGTTGTCATAGCACCAACTGTGTTAGCGTCAAATACGCCATATGCACGGTCAGAAGTAGAAGCCTTCAAACCAAGTGCTTGTTGACCAGATGCAGAAGCGGCACCAGCGTGTGTAGTGTTTGCTTCGTTGTAGAATGCTTCAGTACCAGTAGAAGCGGCACGGTCTGTACCGTACATAGAACGCATTGCGAAAATCATGCCTGTAGGACCAGTCATTGGCTGAACACCACAGATATCGTAAGCGATTAGGTTAGGCAACGAACGGCGAACCAAGCTGATAAGGATTGGGTCAAAACCGGCAACTGGACCACCGTTTTGGGCGTCAGCACCACCGAAACCACCTGTACCAGCAGAGTTAGTTGGAGCGGCTTCATTAATGATACCGGCTTCCTTCATCATTGCTTGTTGTTGGTTTTCCAATACAACAGCAGTAACTGCTTTCTTGTATGGGTCATTGATTGCAGGCATGTCAGCGTGTTCAAGCACTGGTGCCCATTTCTTTTGTAGATTTTCAGATAAAAACATTAAAGTTCTCCTATTTTTGTTTTAAATTATTTTTTGGAAAATGATTGTACAGCGGCTGCAACGAACGGATCAACATAAGCATTGTTAGATGCTTTCTTGTCGCCAGCTTCATCAGCAGACACTTCTTCGTGTAGTTGTGCTACGTCAGCCTTCTTTACGCCAGATGGGAAATAGTTTTCACGGATAGTTTCAAGTTTCTCTTGATATTCTTCCTCTGTGGAGAATTCAACGCTCTCTGCAAGCGATTTGATTTTTTCAACTTGAGTATCTGTCAAACCTTCGCATACTGTGCGAGTGACTTCAACTTTACGTGCTTCAACAAGAGCCTTCTTGTATTCCACACCACGTTCAACTTCTTCATTCAACTTGCTTTCCAATTCGTCAATCTTAGTTGCCATTTCGTCAACTAGGTCAACCTTATCAGAAGGCACGTCAATGTAGTGTTCCACGAATACGTTACGCAA